CCACGCTATGAACAAAGTAACGGCGGCATTGCCGCGCAAAAGCCTGACCCCAGTCGAGTGCCAGTTCCTGAAACAGGGCAATCGCCTGCTTTTGGAAAAGACCAATGGCCGGATCGGGTCGGCGGCGTTCATGGACATTATTGCCGACTGGCACGCGTCCCGCGCCAACCTGGGTTTCGAGGAGTTCGCCCGGCGCTGGATCACTGAGGGCAACGCAAAAAACAAGATCGCCAACAAGCTGCTGCGGGAGCTGTTCGGCATGGATGAGCCAAACCCGAGGAAGGCGGCATGAAAAAAAGAACCTACGCAGACAAGCCATTGGGTGACACGGAATACTTGCTGGAGCAGTGGGGCTGGTGGCGCATGGATGGAATGGGTGTGCCTCGGTACGTGTCACCGCTGTACGCGCTGATCCGCGACAACAACGTGACCGAGGGCGGCGTGAAGAACTATTGCGTCACGGATGATACCGCCTTGGTGGTTGATCGCGCGGTGGCCAAGCTGGCCCAGCGTGACGAGCAGATGGGTAATTTCATCTGGCTGTACTTCGGTGCGAAGTGGACGATGGTCAGGGTTGGCGAGTCGGCGAGGATGTCCGAACGCTCAGCGCGGGAGGTGATCAAGGCTGGTGTTGCATGGATTGATTGCGCGATCGAGCAAATTCGCCTCGCAGCATAAAAAGTTCTTTCCTGCCGGATAAACACCTGTTTTCATGGCACCGTGTTCAGCTTTTCAAGCGCGACACAACAGACAAAGCCCGAACATCGCGTCGGGCTTTTTTATACCGGTAGGCATTAGTGACGAAGCCTGCAGGTTCAGGGGCTCAGTCGCGCATAGTGCGAGTCAAGGTTTCGCCTGTTCTAGAGTTATGAAACGTCGTCTCGCTGAGTCTAGTGGAATAGCCGTTATCCACGATCCGATAGGATTTAGCTCCGTTTTCCCACTCCGTGCTGCCTTTCGAGATGATCCCGTTCTGCTGAGTCTCTTCAACGATGGTGTAGATTTTCCCTGCATCGTTTTGAACCTCAAACCGATCAGTTTCCAATGTGCGTTTTACCCTCATCACGAGAATCTCCTGGTCAATAAGGCGCGCAAGATACCTTAGGACCTAGCCGTTTAGACAGTTTTAGGAAGGTGGCGCCCAGTGGTGGGCAATCCGGTTTGAACCCGGAGCTATCGGAAACGGTAAGAGTTCGACTCTTTCACCTTCCGCCAATGTTGTTGATGACCATTGCCAGAGTGGCCCTTTGGGGATGTCTGGACACCGATAAGCCGGTCAGTACGGTGGTGCGATAAACACCGGCAGTCAGCGTGCTCTTGCTCCATCACCCTGAAGTAGCGCTGACGGACAGGAGGGGAAAGTCCCTCACCGAATTCTAGTAAGCGTCTCCTTGGGTATTCTCATATCCACAATCACGACGTGGCCGTATCCGACCAGTCGACCGATTCAGATGCTCGCCACCGTACATCGGCGATGCCATATCTTTCGGCCATCGGTTTGGAAAACTTTTTAAGAGGCGGTCGACCAGGTTTTGGAATCGGCGCGATACCGACATCGCAGCTTGCCCAATGCCATGCGTCAGCGGTGTTCATGCCTTTCGCTCTGATGACGAAGGTTTTTGGTTCGCCGTGTAGCAGATACTGAATAGTGAAAATGTCGATGCTCATGCCGCCTCCCTTTTGCGTCTGAGGTAGTGATCGACTGCGTTTGCAAAGATTCCAAAATGATTTAACGACTGCTGGGTCCTGGCTGGTCAGGATCACCTTATTTTTGACCTCGGCATTAGCCGGGGTTTTTCGTTTTCGGCTCCCCACACCCATAGCCCTGAGCTGGGAGTGCTGTTGGGGCCGAGTTTATTACGCTCCCCACAAGGGAGGAAGCCGGATGAAGTCCATGCCAAGAAAATCCATGGCAAGGCCAATCAGCCTGAGCCAAGCAGATCTGTGTGCGATGCTCGAGTACGAGCCTGATACAGGCTTGTTGCGCTGGAAGTTAAAGCCTCTGCTTGGCGGCTCATCGGATGCGCACACTAAGGCGTGGAACTCGACCCGGTCAGGAGTGGTGGCTGGAACTAGAAAGCTCAGCCCCGGTAAGGAATATACCCAGGTAAGCGTGAAGGGTCGTTTCTACCATGCCCACCGGCTCATCTGGGTGATCGTTCACGGAAGCATCGACGACACCCTAGTTATCGACCACATCAACGGCGATGGCAGGGATAATCGTTTGGCGAATCTTCGCCTGGTAGAGCATGCCGAAAATCAAAAAAATATAACGATGCGCCGAGACAATCGCACCGGCGTGATGGGCGTTCGCTGGAATCCAGAGAAGCGAAAGTGGGAGGCGAAAATCACCTCTGGTGGCGTGATCACTTTTCTCGGTTACCACGACTCGTTTGAGGATGCTGTCGCTGCCCGAAGGATTAGCGAAAAGCAGCATGGCTTCCATCAATATCACGGGCTGTCTCGCGAACAAAAGACCACGCCCGTATGACGTCGCTCAGAAGCGAGCAGAGAAATGAAGATGCCGGATAAAAATCCTGACTTTTGGGCGCAGGTCTGGCTGGTCCTTTCCACGCCGCTTTGGCAGGGCGCCATCATGGCCTTCACCATTACTCTGTTGCGCGTGCTGTACGAAGCCAAAGAGCCAAACAAATGGCGGATCGTCTTCGAGGCGTTGATATGTGGCGCGCTCAGCCTTTCTGCCAGCAGCATCATTGAATGGATGGAATGGCCGCCGAGCCTTTCCGTTGCAGCTGGAGGTGCTATTGGCTTCATCGGTGTCACAGCGATCCGAGACCTGATCATCAGGTTCCTCGGTCGCAAGGCAGATGCGGCATGAAGGCCTTCGCTGCTGCAATCATCATCGCATTGGTGGGGATCTTGCTCATCGGTATCCAGCAGTCACGCGTCGTCGCTCTACGTAGCGAGGTGGAGGCTGAGTCCCGAAGCAAGAATGACGCCATTAAGGCGAACACGGAGAGCCAGGCCACGATCACCACGCTGCGAGCAGAAGCCAAGCGCAACGCCGACTACACCGCCGATCTGGCCAAGCGTATCAAGGCCAGCGAGAAGAAAGCCGAGAAGGCGAGGAAAGACTTTGAAGAACTCAAGCGCAACAGCAAGCCTGTTCGTGACTGGGCTGCTCAGCCTCTGCCTGACGGCCTGCGCGGGAAAGCCAGCGCTGGTAACCCAGACAAAGGCCGTAAGAATTGAAGCCCCTGAGCTGATCCCCTGCGAGCGGGTAGACCACGATGACGCCGACCTTCGATACAACGGCGACGTGTGGGAGCTCAAGGACAAGGCCATCAAGCTGCTGGACACGTGTGCCGATCAAGTTGACGCCCAAATCAAACGCAGTCAGAGCGAATAACCGGCACCTTGATCAAGCGAACTGTCCTGTGTGACCAAGAGGCGCGAAGGAATTAGCTGTTGCGTATCAACGGCTGGGATTTCGAAGCCGCCGAGTAGTTGAAGCTGTCGTTCACTTAATTTAGTCGAGCCTTCTTCCTTTGCCCTGGTCATTCTCGCGTGGTTCATTGCGATTTCATTGAGAGTTGACACGTTACATCTCCGGTGGACTGCCCAAGCGTATCGCTGAGTCATGAACATTATTTGGTTGCCGCCGCGTCAGATTACCGACGCTCTGGGGTCATTACAATCGACCCCTGTGCAATCCCTAAGCCAGACTCGGTTACCCACTCCGCGCTAGGTTTTTAGTGCGACAAATGGTTTGGGGAGACTCATGGCCGCGATCATCCTGACCATCACAATCACCATCAAGCGCGCCTAGCGGGTGATGCCATGAAGCTCACGACCGGTCGGCAGCGAAGAAAGGACAAGTAGGTCGCGACGCGTTTCTCATGGAAGTAGTCAGTTCGCGTGCTACTCGAACCGAGCCTTCTTGATATCGCCATGCTTGTTCTGAAGATAAATGGAATAAGGCAATAAGACTGTGTCTGTAACAGCTGAGAGTCCCATATCGAGAACAATCAGTGCGGGAGCAGGGTATCCATCGAAGCCAGTGCTTCGCCGTTGCTCCGCGTCTAGTGTGCAGTAATCAAACACTGTACCGCTGTAGATTCGCGGCACCGAGTCACAATGGGAATGCCAGCGAGCCAGCTTATTACTAGCCACTGCATCATCCCGGAACGTCGTATTGATCGTCCCACATCCCGATGCTGAAGCGGCCGAAAGTATCAATATGATCCAGCTGAATTTCATTGAGTCGACTCCTTTGAAAGGATTTGGATTGTAGTCGAGTCGGTGAATTCATTGAGTCGTATTCGATAAGTCGCGACACGTTTCGCGAGAGTGCAAATTGTGTCGCGACAGGCGGCGAGGATGCGGAACATGAGTGACAAGGCCGAGTACTACCAGATGAAGGGCATGGTCAGCGAGCTGACGCCGGAAGAGCAGGCCGAGGTCATGAAGGCTGAGGCCGATGTGATCGCGATTGCCCAGCGGTCCGACAAGGCATTGATCGGTGCGCTCATGGCGATGATTCGAATCTCGCTGGAGGCTCGATAGTTGTGGCTACCAACTCACCCTGGCGTCACCTGTACAAGACGAAGCGCTGGTACAGACTACGGTGGCATCAGCTTCAGGCCGAACCAACGTGCCGCCTGTGCAGGGCATTGGGTACGGTTGAGGCGGCAACAGTGGTTGACCATATCATCCCGCACAAGGGTGACGAGAACATCTTCCACGATGCCAGCGCTCTGCAGTCGTTGTGCAAGCCTTGCCATGACGGCGCCAAGCAACGGCAGGAGCACACCGGCATTCTCCCTGGTCACGACACCTCCGGCATGCCGGTTGACCCGAACCATCACTGGAATCGGTGATAGGGCAGCGCTATTGGCAGGATCGACCCTCGATAGGGAGAGCCTATCGCCGGTCAGTCGGCGATAGAGGGGGTGGTCAAATGATAGGGGTTCTCGTTGGATAGGACCGCCCTCGACCTGCTTCTGTATCCGTAACCCGGAAAAACCTCCAAAAACCAAATTCGGCCAGCATAGAGAACCCTTATGGATGACGCTCACGATGATCTGTTGTGCGCGCTAGGCGCCCGCACAGCCCCGCGCGCGAGGCTGTCGAGATTACAGCGCAAAGAAATCAATCGGCAAGCCCACCTCGCAGCGCAACAGTTTGAACACGCCGAGCGTGAGCGCCTGACCCGAGAGGCGTTGGACAAGATTATCAAGACTCGGTCCTGACCGGCCGCGAGCAATACCACTCCCAACCCAAAGAGAACTCTATGGCAGCCAGACGTAGCCGCTCTGATAGCTCGTCGTCGGCGGTTGCCGCCATGCAGGCCGCATCTTCCGGTCCGATCAAGCCACCTGCCTCCGTGCACTTGCGCGATGGCGATCAACCCTACTGGGACGCGATTGTCCGCGCCCGCGCCAAAGACAGTTGGACCGACTCCGATTTGATCTTGGCGGGAAACTTGGCCCGCTGCTTGGCGACCATCGAGAAGCTGCAACGTGAGATCGACGCGGAGGGCGACATCATCACTAACGACAGAGGTACGCCGGTGATCAACCCACGTCACACGCTGCTGGAGACACTGAGTCGTCGCGCGGTTTCGCTGTCACGCTCCCTGCAGGTTCATGCTCACGCCACGCAGGGTGATTCACGGGACCAGGGCAAAAAGGCCACCAAGCAACGGCAGGCCGAGAAGGTCATCGAAGAACAGGACGATGACGACCTGATCCCCCGGGCTATGCACTGATGGCGGTCAGGCGCCGCACTCGCGGCGAGCGCGTCATTGCGTTCATCGAGAAATATTGCCGGGTTCCGGAAGGCAAGCACATTGGTCAGCCTCTGGTGCTCGACGAGTTCCAGAAGAAGTTCATTCTGGCGATCTACGACAACCCGGCCGGGACCAGCACGGCCTATCTGAGCATTGCGCGGAAGAACGGCAAGACTGGTTTGATCGCCGGCATTCTGCTCGTTCACCTGGTCGGCCCTGAAGCCGTACAGAACTCGCAGATCGTTTCCGGCGCCATGAGTCGGGAGCAGGCGGGGATCGTGTTTAACCTCGCGGTGAAGATGATCAACCTGAACCCTGATCTTCAGGCGCTGGTGCATATCAACCCGAGCGGTAAGAAGCTGCTGGGCACACCGCTCAATGTCGAGTACCGAGCCCTGGCGGCCGAGGGAAAGACAACGCACGGCCTGTCGCCCGTGCTGGCTATCCTCGACGAGGTTGGTCAGGTGCGAGGTCCGCAGAACGATTTTATCGATGCGATCACCACGGCGCAGGGCGCTCATGAAGCACCGCTCTTGATTGCGATCAGCACCCAGGCGGCGCAGGACAGCGATCTGTTCAGCGTCTGGCTTGACGATGCTGCGCGCTCCAAGGATCCGCACATCGTCAGTCACGTCTACGAGGCGCCGAAGGATTGCAAACTCACCGACCCCGCTGCCTGGCGCGCGGCGAACCCGGCACTTGGGACATTTCGGTCCCTGCCGGATCTGGAGAAACAGGCCGAGCGTGCCGACCGGATGCCAGCGTCGGAGAACACGTTTCGCAACCTTTGCCTCAACCAGCGAGTGTCGACCGTATCGGTATTCGTCTCGAAGGGCGTGTGGGAATCATGCGGCGATGAGCCGGACAGCCCGGATGGGTTGGATCTGTACGGTGGTCTCGACTTGTCATTCCGTACTGACCTTACAGCGTTTGTTGTGATCGGTAAGCGCAACGGGGAGTGGAACGCCTGGGCATTCTTTTGGACTCCCGAAGTGGGGCTGATGGAGCGAGCCAAGCGGGATCGCGAGCCATACGACGTGTGGGTAAGGCAGGGGCTGCTGATCACCACTCCCGGCGCGACAGTGGATTACGCATTCGTGGCAGTAGACATCGCTCGGATCTTGAATGACCTGGGCGGTGACATTCAGGCGATTGCATTCGACCGCTACCGGATTGATCTCTTCAAGCGTGACGCCGAAGCCCAAGGTGTAAATCTTCCTCTGATCGAGTACGGCCAGGGCTTCAAGGACATGGCTCCAGCCATTGACGCACTGGAGTCTGAACTGCTGAACGGACGACTACGACACGGTATGACACCGGTGCTGACCATGTGTGCGGCCAACGCAGTCATCCAGAAAGACCCCGCAGGCGGGCGCAAGTTTGCCAAGGACAAAGCAACCGGTCGAATCGATGGCATGGCCGCACTGGCGATGGCGTTCGGAGCCACCCTCGGAACTGTCGAGGAAAGCAAAGGCGATTTCGACCACTACCTCCAACACGGATTTTCCGGACTTCTATAGGCTCACTATGGCTTCTCGCTGGTACAACCCGATGAGCTGGAGTTTCTTCGGCTTCAATGATCCAAAGACGGGCCAGTACGTCGAGGTGAATACCGACATCGGCGGGGAGACGCGCTCGGGTGAGGTGATAACGCCGAAGAAAGCGATGGCCATCCCGATCGTCTGGGCGTGCATCAAAATACTGAGCGAAACCGTATCTGGCCTTCCACTAAAGCTTTACGACGATCTGCCAGCAGGTCGGGTGCTTGCGAAGGGCAACAGCAGAGCGGCGCGGCTACTGGGCAAGCCCAACCCCTACATGACGATGCTCAACTTCATCAAGGCCATCATCGTCAACATGGCGCTTCGAGGAAATGCGTTCGCGCTTATCGAGCGTAACGATGCGGGGGAGTTCATCGGCTTTATACCGTTGAGTGCCGACGCAGTCGAAGTGAACACTGACGACGAGCTCATTTACTGGGTGACGTCGAACGGCCAGCGCTTCCCTGTATCTCCCGAGTTCATGCTGCACTTCAAAATATTCAGTGCTGACGGCATCAACGGTTTGTCCCCAGTCGAATTTCAAAAGGAAGCGATGGGCTTGGCCAAGGCCGCTCAGAGCTGGTCGTCACGGTTCATGCGCAAAGGTGGCTTCACCGGCGGCTATGTGATCTACGACAACTTCCTGACCGAGGAGCAACAAGCGCAGGTCCTCGCCAAATTCCCCAAGATCCGTGACGGCGACGTTGAAGACATCGGCAAGATGGGGTTGTTGCAGGGCGGGCCGAAAATTGTGCCGGCTGGCATGACGCAGAAAGACAGCCAGTTCATCGAATCGCAGCAGTTCCAGGAAGAGGCGCTTGCCGGTATCTGGGGCGTTCCGCTGTACCTGGCCAACCGCGCGGGCAAGACCTCAATCATGGGTTCTAACCTGGAGCAGCAGACCAGCGGGTTCATCACCTTTGGCTTGAGTCCCTACATCAAGGCGATTGAGGACGAGATCAACGACAAGCTCTTTGGCGGCACGACTCAGTTCGTCGAGTTCGTAGTGGAGGGCATTCTGCGCGCCGATAGCGCTGGACGGGCCACCTACTACGGTAGCGCTCTCGGCGGGTCTGGTGGCTCCGGCTGGATGAC